AAGTCTTCAAAGTCTTCTTTTTCCCATTGACTGTCTATATAACATGGATCACATAGTAGAAGTTGACCTGAATCAACTCCTACATGACCAATTAGTTTTGTACTCATCTTCTATTTTTTCTTTTAGTATGTTTATACTCTTCATAAGTGTCTAGTGTAATTACTATTATACCAGCAGTTGCTGCTAATATAAATAAAGAGAGTACACCCATTGCTATTGCTTCCATTATGTTTCTGAATACATTAGTGATAAATAATTTGTTTATTTTTTATTTAAATTTTCTTGATATACTTCTTCAGGTACTTTATTATATATAAGTTCTCCTGAACTATCTACTACTTCAGCAATACAGTCATATCCAAATTTAATAGTCTCTTGTCTATGCATTTTTTTAGCTTCTTCTACAATTTGGTCTATAACTCCACCTTCTGCTTTCATTTCAGCATTTTCATATAAGGCTAATGTTAACCATTCTATACTATTCATAACTTATGTTTTTAGACTTTCTTAAAAGTTCTTGTCTTCTTTTCTGAGCTTCACTCATTTTTCTTTTAGTTTCTTCTGACATCTTTACACCTGTAGCAGCTTTTCTCATTTTTTCAATAGTTTCTGGAGTTCTAGGTCTTCCAGTAAAATATTGTTTTATTTTTAATTTTGCTTCTTCAGTGTGTTTTCTACCAGAACTGGCTAAACTTTGTTTCTTTTTAGTTTCTTCTGAAACAGTTTTGCCTTTTTGAATTTCACTAAGTTTTATTTTAGTTTGCTCAGAATGTCTTCCATTATGACCTGGTTCTTTTAAATTTAACATCTCACAACCAGCTTCTTTAAATTGAGACCAATAAAATATTTCAAAGTTATTTAAAACAGATTGATCTACATCTTTTGGTAATTCATAAACTACTTCAAAAAAATGTTTATCCCATCCATGTGATACAAAAGAGCTATATAGTTTAGCTTGACCTTTACATCTTAAATTCTTATAATTATTTTTTCTACCTCTTATATCTACACTTTGTCCAATGTAAATTTTTCCAGTTGGAGATGTTATCTTATAAATACCAGTCATAATTTATATATTAAGTTTCACTTGTCATTAATGAGAGATACTGCTCTTTTGTTAAATGGTAAGGATTTGTTTCTACAGAAGTACGACTTTCTTTTACCACTATAATATCTCCCTGTCTATATATTTTTTCAGGATCTGTAATTGAAATACGTACAGTCCAAGCAATTGCTCTAATAGCATCTGGTTCTTGTCCTTTATCACCATGCCACCATCTATTACCTAATGCTGCTTCTCTTGGTACATACAACCAATACTCTCTATTAGTAGTAGTGCACCAACATCTTACAGCAAATACAGGCTGAGGATCATTACCCCATCTATCTGTATCATAAAGTTTTTTACCATCTATTTGATATAGTTCATACACATCTTCAAATGTGTGTGTATACTCTTTAAGTTCATCATCCCATCTAGTTCTATTTTTCTTAAGAACTTGTCTATCTAGAAGTTTAGGATCTAATGATTTAAATAGTTTCTCTATACCAATAGCATCAAAGTAAACTCTTCTTTCTTCTGTATTAGCTACTTGAAGAGCTTCCTCCACTGTAACTACCATAATTTTATTCCAGCATTCTTGTACAAACTCATCAAAGTCACTTAAACTTTCATGTGTAATAACTTCTTTCTGGAAATCTCTATAATCATTTTGGTATTTAGTCTTCCACAATCTTAATGCTGTGGTTAAATCAAAACCTGATCTATTGTTTACAACATAGGTTTGATCTGCATAATTAATTTGACTCATTTTCTACAGTGTTTAATCTGTGATTAATTTTATCTACTAGTTCTTCATCTAGTTCTAATACAACAGTTCTATCTTCTCTATCTATTGTTTGAACATCCACTTTAGATATTATGAATATTAAATCATCTTCATCTTCAATAGCTCCAGATCTTTCTAATATCCAGCTGTCATTACAACCTCTAAATTCATGACTATCTGTAGATTCATAATTATCAAATAAACTAGTAAAATCATCTTTTAAAACTTCCTCTAAGTTACTACAAATATTTGTATGTTCATGAGTTAAGAAGCCATTTTTTACAAGAAACTGTACACTTACAGCAGGTGCCTCATCATAGCAAGCATCCACTTCTACATGTAATGTATCAAACCATAATTTTTTAGGAACTTTTATTCTAAAGTCTACATCTAATACATCATTTCCATCTTCACCATAGTAGTCTGTACCTTCAAATGTTCTTGTTTTATGGTCATAGATTGCTTTACCATTAGCTGAAAATTCTCCAGCCCAAGATCCATAGTTTAATTCTTCATTCATATAATCTACAAGAGCTTCTGCATATTCACTTTCTTCTCTTTCACCATCCACTTCAAAATATACCCAGCCTGAATCTCCTCCTCCTTCCCAGCATATAGCTAGTTCATTACCATTTTCATCTAGTTCTTTTAACCAGTTTAATATTGATTTTTTTTCCATTATTTAAATTTTTTTATTTTTACTAAAGCTTCAGATAAAGATAATCTTGGTTCATTTTCAACTTTATGTTCACATAATTCTATATCAAAACCTCCTTCAGATAAAGGTTGTTCTGCAATTAATATTTTACCAACGTTAGGTATATAACATTCTGCAAAAAAGAATATATTTTCAGGTTGTTTTATATCTGTAACTCCTAACTTTTCAAGTTCTTCCCAAAATTCTATAAATGTCATAATTAAATATTAGTTGTATAATCTAATTTTTGTTCTTTAATTTCTTTTAATACTTTTCTACCTTCTCCAGGTTTATACATCCAGCCTGTCTGGTTCATTTCTTTAAGATAGTCTGCTATAGTGGGAATAAAACCTATATCTTCCATAATATGTTGTTCCCCTATAAATCTCACTGGTACTTCTTTACCATCTGAGTTAGTTAACACTGTTCCAAACTTTTCTTCACACCAAAAAATACCCTCAGCGTGGTGTCTGAGGGCTCTATGACGCATGTCTGGAAAGTGTGCCTTGGTTTCATCAAACCAGTTGTGTATAAATACGTAATCTCGCCAATGTCCTCCATGTTTTTTAGCTGAAGACAAGGCATGGTGATAAGGATGTGACATCACTTTAATTTTTAGATAGATTTTTAAGAATATGTGTTTCAATAATACCTTTTAATGTAGCAACATATTCTGTTAATGTGGCTATTTGTTTTTTCTGTTCTTCAATGATTTCTTGATTTAATTTTTCAAGTTCCATTGCTTCATTTATAACATCTTCAATTGTAACAATTTTACTCATCTTCATTTTTTAATCGTGATTGACTAAATCCTAAAATTTTTGCATCTTCTGGATGTTCTTCTATCCATTTATGACAATTTCTACACACTGCAATCCATGTACTTACATTGTTATGGTTATTGCCACGTCCAGCCATGTGATGAACGTCTGTAGCTTTTACACTACAGGCGTCCACCTTGGCTTGGCACATTGGATATAAAGCGAGAAAGGCAGTGCGTTTTTTTGTATATTCATCCATAGTGACTTTCATTTTTTCACTAATTGGACTAATTTTTTTGGGTGGTTCTTTTTTGTACCAACACTCTTTGCAGTACTTCTCTTTACCATGAGACTTCCATATGTGCTTGAGCTCATCACAGCCAGCACATTTTTTAAGTTTGGCTTGTATCATTATGCTAATTTAAAAAAATTTTCTGGCAAAACTTTAAACTTGATAAGTCTTTCTGCTAGCATTTTTGGAGATATTTTAAGATCTTTTAATGATATAAAACATTTAATATCAGATTCTACACCTTTAACTTTTATCATTTCTTTTACAATAGGGGATTTAGGAAATAATTTAGCTAGTAAAGTATCAATATTATTATTACTCACTTCTTGTTTGTAATTATTGATTACTTCTTTTGCTCGTGCATGGCGTGCTTGAATTTTTCTTATTGCTTCAACACGCATTTCCATTAGCACTTCATTAGGAATTGCTTTCAGCCCATATACAGTTTCTGCATAAAGTTTTTGCTGAATTTTATTAAATCCAAACTCTTCAATATTTTGATACATGTTTTTTCCATGAACTTGTATGTTTTTAACAACATCGTTGTTATTATAATAAACAAATTTGTGTTTGTTTACATCTCCAAATGTTATCGTAATACCTTTAGAGTTTGCTGAGATAGTTTTGTTTGGATTCATTTGAATTTAATTGGAGTTAAAAAAAAGAGAGCCCACACTAGGTGGGCCCTCTATGGTTGGGGTTAGTATAGCTTATTACAATTCAGCTACTTCTGTCTTATCACTACGTCTTGTAATTTTAGACATAGCTTTTTGAGCTGCTTGAACTTCACGAATTTCTTCAGTATTATCGTGTGTAATCAACTCATCATAGCTGTTTGGATTTGTTGTATAGAAAGTCTGACGATAAATTGGTTGATCATCAATACGACATACAACACCAGTTTCTCCTGCAATCTTAAGATCACGATCAGGATTTTCTGTATTAAATGGCATAAGAGATTCTTTAACTACAATTGTACCAGGCAATACTTGACCTGCTGTATAGTTTAATACTTGTAAATCTTCTACTCTACCTTTAATAAGGCTTGATCTTTTACTAATCTTTAACCAGCCCTTATCTGTTACCATTGGAGCTGTCTGTTCTACACGAATGTAGCCAAATTCTGGGTTGTTCTTGGATACACCAATAACGTTTCCATTTTCATCTGCTGTTACGATCACTTTTGTGTTCATACTTGATTTGTTTTTTGATTTGCGATTTGATTAAAATAAAAAACCCCAGCTATTGCTGAGGCGTCATTAAAATTTATAAAATTTTTATTCGTCTTCTGCCTGATAATCAATGTCTAAGAAGTTTATTTTATCATCTTCAGGCACTTCTGTTAAATCAGGAGGAATTTCTTCATAGTATTCTTCTTTTACTTGTTTTACCAACACTGACCCAAACCATGGATTTTCTTGAGCATCGCCATAATTATAAGCAATAAGATACTCTAGCTCTTCGTCAGACATTTCTACGAATTGCTCTGTGCTAATTTCTATAACTTTACCATTGGGTAATTGATATAACAAGTGTTTACTGTTTTCTATACATAAAACTATGTATTAAAAAACAATAAATAAAAGATATAAATACTTAAGAATGGATAATAGAGCTATAATTAACTCTTTTTCTTTAAATTAGGAGTAATTTCTCTTCTAAGTTCTCTCATTTTATTTTTCCAGTAGGCATTTGTTTTATTTATATGTTCCTGGCGTTCAATGAGTTTTTGCTCACACTCTTTTAGTGCTTCTTCTGCTTCTTTGAGTTGTTTTTTAGCTTTTCTTCCAAAAAGGTCCATAATTAATCTTTAAGTTTAGCAAATAATCCTGAGAATCGTCCACCAATTCCATCTGGATGAGCTAGGTTTTTAGCTTCGATAAGCTCTACTTTATCTACCATATCTCCTTCAGGTGTAATTTGTTTACCATTTCTAATGATATCATATATTACACACTTTTTGTCATCATTAGACTCTATAGTGATAATGACAACTTCTTTTTCAATAGGTAGTTCTTTCCAATTAGTTTTTTCTAAATCTTTGTTTTTGTCCATTGTTCTCACCCATGCTTCTGCTGTCCATGCTAAAGCTGTTGGAACAAATTTCTTTTTTACTTCTTCAGCGATTTTAGGAAAAACTTTATTTACAAACTTATCTTTTCCTTCATCATCCATCATTAACTCATCTGGTATTGGAATATGAATTAATGCAGGTATGTTTTCTTCTTCAGTTGAAGGATTTCTTACATCAGCAAATATGCTAATGTGAGGAAATATACTTCCATTTTCTGTAACATACTCTCTGATGTTAGTTATGAAATCCTCCTTTAAAGTATTAAATTGATCTTGTGTCATACTTTTTAATGTTATAGTGTCCAATAATTTGATGTTCAAATAAAAAG